CACATCAAAAGAAATCACCTATGGTAATGCTATCAGTGTAACTGGCAACATCACAGGTGGAAACATTATCACCGCAGGCAACGTGTCTGGTAATATAGCAGGCTTTGCTATAGGCTACAGAGATATTCCACAGGTCAGTTTCACAGGCAATGCAACCATAGCAGCTGCAGATGCCGGCAAGCATTTTTATTCAACAGAAAGCACCAACTATGTTCTGACCATTGCTAACAATTCCAGTCAGGTTTTCCAAGTAGGTACGGCTATCACAGTGGTCAATCGCGGCACGGGCACTATCACTATTGCACAGGGCTCGGGCGTGAGTTTATATCTAGCAGGTAACAGCACTGCTGGCAACAGAACTATTTCTACCTATGGCATGGCCAGCCTGCTGAATGTGGCAGCGAATGTTTGGATGATCAACGGCACCGGAGTGACCTAATGTCTATTTCAGAAGCGCTGAAAGGCAGGTTCGGTGTATGAGTGGTGCACAGATGATGATCATGAACAATGTCCAGCCTGCTGCATCACCTGGCTTGAGTATTATTACTTCAAATCTGCAAATGTATCTCAATGCAGCCAGTTCGTCAAGTTATCCAGGATCGGGACTTTACTGGTATGATCTCAGCGTCAATGCCTACACCACTGACTTGGTTGGATCTCCACCATGGAATTCCACATACTTTTCCTTCAATTCGCAGTATGTTGATACTAACCAAATTCTAAAATTTGAAAACTTTTCTGTTGGTGCTTGGTTTAGAACCAGTGCAGCAGGCAATCAAATGATTTTGAGCAAGGAACAAAGCGCCGGGTCTCCTTGGAATTATCGTCTTTATTTGAATGGTGGCCAGATCGCGGGAGACATAGCACAATCGCCCTCGTCCAGCACCACGATCACTAGCCCACTCACAAACTACAACAACAATTCGTGGTATTTGGCCATGTTCACAAGAGATGATTCAACGCTCACGCTTTATGTGAATGGCAGTCAAGTAAACTCAGTGTCGGATACATTGACAGGCTCCATTCTAAATGATCAAGAACTTTGGATTGGTTTAAGCCGCTATCTAGGCGGCAGTTATGCTTTTGTAGGAGATATAGGCCAAGTTTTCATCTACGATCGCGTGTTGAATTCATCAGAGATCCTGCAAAATTTTAATGTGACCAAAGCCACATACGGCCTTTAACCTCGTTCAATCACTGCCAGTTTGTCTCGTATTTCTTCAATCTTGAATGTAGCGTATAATCCTGGATGCAGAGGTTTGGGCACTGTACCTGCGGCCACCCAGGCATAGCCAATGTGTTCGTGATTTAGTGTAGGCACAAATTCTTCTGCCACGGCACAAAAGAAAGTATGATAGTTAAAGTTATTGTCATTGCTGGTAAACTTTTCAATGGGAATAAGTTTTTGATACGCAGGAACCATGCCTAGTTCTTCCCGACATTCTCGCTCCACTGCGGCCAGTATGGATTCACCTGATTCTATCTTACCACCAGGTAGTCCCCAAGAGCCTGGGTGCTTGGGATCATTGCGCAGTAGGTAAAGATATCTATGTGTGGCAGCACTGTAAAACATGATGCCTACAGCATCAACAGATTTCAAAGCACAATGCTCCAATCGCCACCGCGATAGAAACCTTCGTAACTTTTGATCCAGCCTAGCTCAATGTCAAACTTGTACTGCACTTTGGTCTTGAGATTGGTCACAAATTCTATCTGCTGGCCAGGCTGCACTTCACTGGCATCAAAGGAGATAAACCAACGCTGACCATCATACTCAATGATGTCGTCGGCAGCGGCAATCAATGCCACACCGTTTTCAGTCCAGGCCGGTGCTGGATCTGTGTTGTTCTTGCTGCCTATGTTGTCAGTCAACAAATAACGCTGTCCTGGAGATGCCAATGGTAATCCTGATCCCGGACCTGAACGCTGTGGATTGATCACAGCAGAGATAGGCTGTAAGGTATTGGGAGGTAATGTATCTGCGTCGGCAGAGAATAACAGCACACGATCATCCGATGGATGATAAGCCACTGTGCCAACTATTTCAGTTTCTAGATCATGATTCTGTATGCGTATCTGGCTGATGCCATTGCGCAGTGCGCCATACAAGTCAATGACATTGTGCCACAGCAGTGTGCTGGTTTCATCTTCGACAGGATCATTGAGTTCAACGTTGGGCGGTTGATGCGGCACATTACTGCGCAGGCATTGTATCTGTCCTTCCAACAGCAGGATCTGATAGCCCATGGGAGTTATCACAGCGCGGGTGCCAGCCAGTATGTCGTCGCCTGTGAGAGCATTGTTGGCATCGCCTGATTCATCAAAGATGTTGGTAATGATCTTGTGGATCACACCATACTTGGTGACTTTCACTGGCGGTGATATCCATACCGGTAGTTTAAGTGTAAAGGTCATGATGTCTATGGGATTGCCTTGCCCCACGGGCACTGTGCGGCTGCTCCACTGTAGATCAGTCTGCTCTAAAGTTGTCAAGCTGGTCCAATCGATATAGTTGTCAGTGCTTTGTATTTCTATAGCAGGATTGAACAGTGTACCAATCTGTTCGAAGATGCTTTGTTTTTGTTGTTCGTTGCTGGTCCAGAAATCCACGTTCACCGTGATGTCATATGGTACTGGCATCATGCGCTCTACAATAAACGCATTACCTTGTGTGCGTTCATATGTATTGGTCACTTCGTCGTAGGTTCTTTGGCGCACAGCGATTTTGCCAGTGAAGGTGGGATCCTGCACACGATCTCTTGCATACTTCACAGCAGAGATATAAAAGGTAATCTGCGGCGCTGCTGGCAAGTTGTTTTGTGTGTTCTTGGCTATGATGTCAGCAGCCTGTCTAGAGGCATTGCCGTACATACAAGGTATCCTGACCAATATGGGATTGCCTTCTTGATCTTTGCCGTACTCACATTGGAAGTTGCTGAATGCGCGAGCGATCTGCAGCATGAATCTGCGGATTTGTCCGTCGTAAAAGTAAGGTACGAGATTGTTGGCCATGACTATTAGTTATCGTCCTTAGGCCGCAGTGCTTTAGATAATGATTGTTTGCGCGGAATCTCACCGCGATCCGTGGTGGAGATATCACCAGGGTTGTTGTAAAATGCATAGTGCTCAGTGTCATTGGTGTTGCTGGGCGTGATATTGGTTCTCACACGATCTTCAAACTTGACCCAGTGTGCGCCATCAAAACGGAACAGTCTATTGGGCATATAATCTAGACGCAGGCAGAAATCACCCTCTCTGGGATCGCGTGGGAATACCACGCCAGGTGTGACAGGAGCACCATTGGGCGGCAAACCGTCACCAGTGAGATAACCCATGGTCCAAGCATTGTTTCTGGGCGTGATACTTTCAGAAGATGATGGTATGTCTGTTTGTGAACTGTTTACCAAGGTCTGATCTGCGGTGTAGGTAGATCCCAAGGGCTCGCCGTCCACGGTGGTGGGCACGATATAAAATGGTACAGTGTCGTAGCCTGACAGCGGAACTTCTGCTTCGGCCTGCGCCAGGATAGCATTGTTGATGTCTATGTTCTTCTGGTAAGTAGACATCATGTCTCGGAAGGTCTGGTTGGGATCTAGGCCCCAATATGGATCGTCATCTTTGCCGGTAGGTGCCACACCAGTAGGCACATCCTGTTTGGCAATGTAATTCTTGTCGCCAAATGTAACACGGTCGCCTTCAAAGTAAGCGATGGTCTTGCCCCAGGGTCCAAAGTAGTTGGTCTGATTTTCGGGCTGAGTCAATATCTGCGCAAACTCTTGGCTGTCTACCAAGGGCTCGCACTTCACACGCCACAGGTGTGGATACCAAGTGGGACTGAATCCTTCAGCAGCATTGGCTGTGTCTTGCACCACATAATATCTCTTGAGACTGGTCTGTACTTCATCGTAGTTTAGCGGAAAGAACTCACGTAGATAAGGCATTTCGATCACATCGCCTGACATCAGCAGTCGGCCAATGGTATTCACACAGTCGGTTTTGTGTACTGTGCAGAACAATGTGTCGTTGTTTAGAAATAGACCAAACTGTGTTAGATCAAAGTCTATGTTCTGCATGGTATGATGCATACGCAGTCTATACACCGTGGTATCATACTTGCGATCTCGATTTTCTAGATACAGCAGGTCTTGGATGTTGTTAACGCTTTGATTTAGATAATCAGGTTGCGTGGCATCGTTAGAGGTGCCTTGATTGATAGGCCCCACATACTTGTGTATCAATACCGTGGCACAGCCCACCGTGAATTGTTCCGAAATCCTGCGGTCAAACCATTTGTAATCGTTGGTGAAATTCTCGCGGTAAAGACTAAGTTTGGGCATAATACGTATTTAGCGGTTTTTTGGTAGCCTACAATTTGACCAAATATTCTTTTTAGTGTAATATGGTGCTATGACACAATTGGTAATTCAAAAAGCAGAAGATTGGAACAGCGTAGAACCCCTGCTACGCCAGTATCTACGCGGATTAGAGCAAGGCGCAGATGGGCATCGCATCATTAGAGCCATAGATCATTTGATCGCCGAACTCAGCAACATCGAAGTGGAACAGCGCAGGCTACATAGAGTTTTACCAAAACATCAAGAATTGGTTGACCAAATAAACACAAACCTGTTAGAATTAGAAAAGCATATATTCTTGGCTAAATTAAGCAAAAAGTGAGGCAATCCATGGTCAGAACCAGCACAGCAAAAACCACAGCCATTAAACTCCTGAAACCACGGGACGGTGATCTCAAAAACGTAGGACCTGAGCCAGACTGGCGCACACAGCCCGAAGCAGACAAACGTTCATCTGCGGTGCTTCACGCCATCAATTGGTACAACTACAATTTCCAACGCAAAGACAGCAAAGAATTCCTGCTGGATTATCTAGAACGCAATGGGCGCGGCACAGAAGCCAAACGCATCAAAGGTGTCAGCGACTACGAATTCAAGCACGTGACAGGCTGGCTGGCTCGCATGACCACAGTGGGCCTACAACTCAGTGAGCACGAAGAACTGCACGTCAGCGCAGAAATCACTAGACTCAAGGCATTGAAAGAACAAGTAAAGAAAGAAGTCAAAGATGATGATGTGATCAAGCCCAATATCCAGGACAGACTGCGTGACAAGGCCATAGAAGCCGCTGGCGAATTAGAAGCCATGTATGATGATTTCTGCACAGCGGGAGAAGTAAAACTGAATTTGAACAACCACAAGCCCATGACCATCATACGCGGTATGAATGTTCAGCCCACACATATCAGTCAAGTGCGCGATCCTTTTGCCAGCAAAGTGGCAGAACTTACAGAAGCCCTGGAAGGCAAGGATGCTCAGTTGGTCGAAGGCTACAGTCGTTGGGGCAAAAATGAACTCAAGCAGATGCTGAAGTTCTGTGAGTTGGTGGTAGCCGATTGCGACAGTTATGTGCAGATCAAAAAAGTAGAACGCAAACCCAGGGCCAAGAAAAAGCAAACGCCCGATCAGATTGTGCGCAAACTAAAATATCTGCAGTCGTTCCCAGAATTAAAACTCACTTCAGAGTCCGCTACCAAACTGGCAGACTGCACAGAGTTCTACACCTACGATACCACCAAGCGCAAACTACAGCACTATGTGGCTGACTCACACGTGGGGTCCATGACTGTGAAAAACAACACCATCATTGGTTTTGATGCCAATCTCAGTGTGAGCAAAACTCTGCGCAAACCAGCAGATCAACTGAAAGCCCTGTTTGCCGGCGGCAAGCCCGGGGCTCGCAAGTATTTCAAAGACATCAAGGCCACCGAAATCAAACTCAACGGGCGTTTCAACGAAAATCTCATAATCCTTAAAGTTTGGTAAACTAACACTCACAGCAGCCAGCCCTGTGCTAAATACAGCACAGGGCTTTTCTTATGAGTGATACACTGACCAATCTTAAATCCAAAGTATTTGACTATGTGAACACCCGCTTGGGCGGCAACTTGGTTGACGTAGAACTCAATGCTCCAGACTATGAAGTGGCCTATGAACAGGCAGTATTGACCTATAGACAACGGGCTCAAAATGCCTACGAAGAAGCCTACAATTTTATCACTCTGCAGAGTGATCTAACACACTACACATTGCCGCAGGAGATCTACAATGTGCGTCAGATCTTCCGACGTACCATTGGTTTTGCCCAAGGTCCTTTCAGCCAGAGTTTTGATCCCTTCAGCAGTGCCATCATGAACACATACCTGCTGAATTTCAACTATTCGGGTGGTTTGGCCACATACGACTTTTACACCCAATATGTAGAGCAGGCTGCTAGAATGTTTGGTGGATTCATCAACTACACCTACAATCCGGTGACCAAGGTGCTGCACATCATCAACTATCCCAAGGGTGAAGGCGAAGTGATCCTGCTGTGGTGCGATCAGATGCGTCCCGAAATACAACTCTTGACCGACTATCGCATCCTGCCTTGGATACGGGACTATACCTATGCTGTGTGCAAACAGATCATTGGCGAGGCTCGTGAAAAATTCAATTCCATCGCCGGTCCGGGCGGTGGCACCACGCTGAATGGCGCACAACTCAAGGCCGAAGCCAAAGAAGACATGGCCAAGTTGATTGATGATCTACAGAAGTACGTGGATGGCAGCCAACCTTACTACTGGGTACAAGGTTAAACTGCGTCAAATATTCTTGCCTAAAAATTTGCACTCTCTCTAAAGATGTTATAAAATACATTACGCAGGGAGGCAACAGTGGTAGAGAAAAAAATTCCTAAATTATTTGAACGCATTGGTATATCAGCCAATGCCAACGTTGCTACAGATCAAGCAGCAACGCCAGTCTTGTCACCAAAGCCCAAGGCACCGCCTCCGCCGAAGGGACCTAAAAACTCCCGGGGTTTTGGTGGCTCCAAAGTACGCAGAACCAGCGGCAGGGGGCGATAATGTCCAAAAGAATCATTGGCGTCTGTGGTCTTATCGGCTCAGGCAAAGACACCATCGCTGACTATCTAGTGAACATACATCAGTTCCGCAGAGAATCCTTTGCCAACAGCCTCAAAGACGCAGTGGCCGCTGTGTTTGGCTGGGACAGGGAAATGCTGGAAGGTCGTAGCAAAAGCAGCAGAGAATGGCGCGAATGTGTGGATCCCTGGTGGGCAGAAAGACTGGGCATACCGCATCTGACACCGCGCTGGATACTACAGTATTGGGGCACAGAAGTATGTCGCCGGGCCTTCCACGATGACATCTGGATTGCTGCTGTAGAGCACAAACTGTCTAAATCCCAGGACGACATCGTTATCAGTGACTGCAGATTTCCCAATGAAATTGCGGCCATCAAGCAACAGAACGGTTTGGTCATACGTGTGAAACGCGGCCCTGATCCCGAATGGTACAGACACGCTGAAGCAGTCAATGCCGGCCCTAGATTCATTGGCTGGGCGCTGAGCAAGTCCAAAATGGAAGATTACAAAATCCACCCCAGCGAAACATCCTGGATTGGCAGCGATTTTGATCATGTGATTGACAACAACAACTCCCTGGATGAGTTGTACAGCCAGATTGATGCGTTACTCAACGTGGTCACCACGGCGCCAGACACTCTTGTCCCAGCTTAGTTCTACCGCACAGTTATGACACACTGTGCGTAGATTATGCAATTGGCTGTTGTTCAAATTCCCATCCAAATGATACACCATGAGTTGTCGTGCTATTTTGGCACGAAACCCGCATAGGTCACAGATTTTTTTCAACTTGTAGCCCTGCGCAGACCAGCGTGGAGTTTGTACAGGTAGTTTTTTATGGCGCCGTTCACACTCGGTGCATCTGCTGCGATACACACACTTGTCATTGCGATAGTAAGCAATGGCTCTGGGACGGCGTTCGCAGGCTTTGCACAAGGGTCTCATACACATATTTACAGCAAAACCTACTTAGTAGGTTGCCATAACCAGCCAGATTTCGCAGTTCTTTATAAATATCTACAACTGGATATAAAGGAACTAAACCATGGCATTAATTTCACCAGGCGTAGAAGTAACAGTCATAGACGAAAGTCAATACTTACCCGCAGCAGCAGGTACTGTACCTTTCATACTTTTTGCATCAGCCCAGAACAAAATTTCTGGCACAGGTACAGGCGTAGCAGCAGGAACGTTGGCAGTCAACGCAGGCAAGGTATATTTAATTACCAGCCAGCGTGATATGGCTACCACATTTGGTAATCCATTCTTCTACACAACCACCGCTGGTACACCCATCAACGGTTACGAACTCAACGAATATGGTTTGTTGGCAGCTTACTCAGT